CCTGTCAAAGCACCATCAACAGAAGTTGCGATACGAATACCTGTCTTGTCATTCTCAAATCTTTGTTTTTGGTTCTGGTCTGTTGTCAGATTGTATATGTCGCCAAAATGACTTTTATACCATGGACTGTCAACCAATCTTCTGCACTTGACAGAGTCTCTGATTGATAATGTTAATGCATACGATGCAAACAGAAATTTTTTTGTAGGATCGACTGTCCATGTCCATGCTGGCAGAGCCACTGCAACAGATATTGATTTCATGTGTCTCGGTGGCACATTTATAATCAACCTTTTTATGTCGCCATGAACGACAGCTTGCAAATGTTCACTGATGGCATCTATATGCCAGTTGTCATAAAAGTCTCTTGAAGGTTCAATTATTGGCCAACTACTCTTGGTGAACTCTTTTAATGACCTCTTCATCTTCTCTGCTCTCACTTGATTCAATGACAGCATGTTCAAGGACTCTTTCAATTGTGTTGAGATCTCCATCTGATAACCTCGATATATCTAATACTTTCTTTTCTTCTATTTGTGCTGTAACTTCAACAGCTTTTAAATCTGGCACGCATTTGCCAAGCAATGTCTTTGCAGCCATGACTCTAAGTTCTGGATCTGCAGAAACTTTACCAACTGTCATCATGCCACCATCATCATTTTTGTAGACAGGAAATATTTCTTTCCCTTGCATAACCTGTGTCAAAAATCCGACAGGATCTGCTTGTCCCATTATCCAGTTGATAGTTGCATTGTGATTCCACTTATAAGGTTTATCTCTCGCAGGTTTTTGATACTTCATAGGTTCAACTGATTTAAATCTGCCATCCCATGCCTCAGTTTTTATAGGTGGACCATCTTTGACAGGTCTCTGCACCTGCATTTTTGGTGTATTTTTCTCTGATTGGTGTTTTTTCATGTCAAAATGTTAATTTTGTTAATATTTTTAAAAATTAAGTGTCAGACAATTATATACTTATTTTTACAAAAAAGAAAAGCCAGAAATTAATCTGGCTCAACTTTATTACTTATTATGAGGATTACATGCGTAATAATTTATTATAACTTACTAAAAGTTATAATCATAAAACTTTCTGGGATTACATGACAGGATGTGACGACCATTTTTTGATTTCCAAGATCCATCTTTTTGTCTCCTAATGGTAATCGCATCTGCAGTTGGATCTGAAACAATAGACCACTTCTGATCACCTTGATTAACAACATGACCACAAAAACCTCCAGGAGCAACTTTCTTCTTCCACTCACCTTGCATAGCAATCATAGGACGAACATACATAGTTTTAACAGATGCTATTCTAACAATCTCATATGGTTGAATATCAGTATACATGTGTAAATTTGCATATTTATAAAATACAGGATGAACAACAAACTCTGGCTCAACCTTTTCAAAACCTTGTTTATTTAAAAAAGTAATATCAGAAACATCCTCTGGATTTAAGTTCTCAAGGAAGTCAATGGCATCTTTCTCGTTGTGAAACCTCAAAGCATCAGCATCGTGAATCACTCCAACTAAAACATCTTTATGAGGAGCAGTCCCAACAAACTTTGCTTCCTCAAACCACTTCTTGACATCACCATTTACAATAACATCAACATTAAATTTAATAAAATAATTTTTTAACATAATAAATTTCCTTTCTCAGTTATATATAGTATCGCATAAGATGGCAGGAAAGTAAAGTAAAAAGTGAAAAAAGATTAAAAGATCCCAAACACTGGTTAACGAAACCATTAACTTTTGACATTGGGGTCGACCTATAACTTATTGTAATCAATAAACTTTTCTGCCCATGAACCCAGTGTTACCAGTCTTCCCTAAATTTTTACAAAGAAATATTTTTTCTGATTTCTCTCCTTATATATACTTTTCTTCTTTACTATTTTAGAATAATATAAGATACTATAAATCCATTTGAGAAAGGAAACCATTTATGAATACAGATATCAGATTATTTCATGGCACAAGTAAAAAGCATCTTGATTCAATATTAAGAAGAGGATTACAACCAAGAGGAACTAATCCATCCAACTGGGAAGACTTCCCATCAGCACCTGACAGAGTTTATCTGACAAGGTCATATGCAATATTCTTTGCAATCAAATCAGCTTACCTCACCAACACTGATCCTGTTATCATTGAAGTAGATGTCCAGGACAATTTAGTTGCTGACGAAGATTATCTTGCTCAATGTAAATGGAAAGATAAAGAATTAAATTTTTTACAGGATAAAAGTTTAGAAGATAAAACTTTGTATTGGAAGATAAGATCTCCAGCTTATCCAATGATGGCTGAACACTCATTAAATAAATTAGGTAACTGTTGCCACATGGGAACAATAAAACCAAAACAAATAAAAAGCTGGATGTCATTCAGAAAAGATAATCAGATAGCACTCAGCCATGATCCAACAATAACAATTCAGAACTTCTTCTTGCTCGGTCAAGGTTACATAAACTCTCTACAAAAGTTCTTTGACAGTTATGGTAAGCAAGGCAAGATGTGGGAAGAGTTTGATAAATTAATAGAGTTAAACAATGCCTAAAGTATTTGTAGTCAACAGACCAATAAGAAATAAATTCGGATGGACACCTGACTTGAGTGATGCATCTCGCTATGGTTCAATTGAAATAGTTTTTGAACCTGATGATAATCCTCAGTTTGTTCCATCTCCAATGATAATGAAAGCAAGAAAGATAATGAAAGACTTCTCGCCAGAGGACTACATTCTCTGGCCAGGAGGAGGAGACCCAATAGCAGTGATGATAGTATGCATGATTGCTAGTGAGTTCTCTCCAGTGGTGCGTGTCCTTAGATGGGAACGCAATCTAGACAAAGGTGACAGGGATAGAAGACAAGGTTGGTACATGCCTGTTGCTTTAAATTTAAGAAAGGAAATAGCATGAGTGAAATAAATCTGCTTGATGATGTAGCACCTGCATCAAATGAACTAGGTGCAATTTCTGATATGGCACAACAGATGTATGATCTTCAAGAGGAGATTATGAAACTGGAACTGTCATTGAAACAAAAGAAGCAGGATCTCGATAAGTTGGCTACTCAAGACCTTCCAGACCTAATGCAAGAACTGAATCTCAAAGACTTTACTCTTAACAATGGAGCAAAGGTTACAGTTGATGATGTGCTCAGTGGTTCAATACCATCAGCAAGTTCTATACTTAGAGCAAAAGGTGAAGACAAGATGGAGAAAGAGATGCGCCAAGAACAATGCTTTGATTGGCTCAGAGCCAATGGTGGTTCAGATTTAATCAAGAGCAATGTTGAGGTTCAATTCGGTCGTGATGAAGATAAGTTGTGCAATGACTTTACAAAAGAGTTGCAGGACAGATCTATTCATTACAGAAGAGCAGTGGGAGTCCATCCAGCTACTCTCAATTCATTTTTAAAAGAAAAGATTGAGAATGGTTCAAATGTTCCCAGAGATACTTTCAAATTGTTTGAAGGTCGTAAAGCCAAAATAAGGAGATAAACTATGGCAAATGAAGTAAAGAAAAAAGAGTCAACTGAAATCGTTGACATTAACTTACTGCTTGAGGATGCTGAAGCAGGACACAACATGTCTAATGATGACATGATGATACCAAGACTGAGGATATTACAAGATGGATCTCCTCAAGTTAAAAAGAGAGATGGAGCATATGTTGATGGTGCTGAGCCAGGACATATCTTTGATAATGTTTCTCGTCAAGTCTATGATGGTGAAAAAGGCATCATGGTTGTTCCTGTAACTTACAGAGGAACTTACATTGAATGGAAACCAGACAGAGGTGGACTGGTCGGAGATCGTGGACCAAACTATGATACCTCAGAATGCAAAGCAAATGAAAAAGGTAAGTTGTTTCTTCCTAATGGTAATGAGGTTGTCAGAACAAATGAATACTTTGTGTTCGTTGTTGATGATGATGGAGTGTATTCGCCAGCACTTATATCAATGTCATCCTCAGGTTTGAAGAAAAGTAAACGATGGAACTCAATGATAAATCGTTTGCAGATTCCTCATCCCAATGGAACTGGTACAATCAATCCAGCAATGTTCTGGACTGCTTACAGATTAACATCAGTGCCAGAGAGTAATGACGATGGCTCATGGATGAACTGGGAAGTTGAAATGTGCTTTGATGCAAAATCAGGTGGGATACTGGCCAATCTTCCGACAGGAAAAGATATCTATCTCGAGTCAAGAAACTTTAGAAATAAAGTAAAAGATGGTGATATCAAAGTGTCTGCAGATGATTCGCAAGATACCAATGATGATTTCTAATTCTACTCCAAATAAAATTTTGCCTTAATTTTTAAAGAGTAGATGTTGTGGGGAGTAACTTCCCCACAGCTTAATTGTGAGGATAAGATGGCGATTGAAGAAAGGTTTATGAACCTGTTTAGAGGATACGAACTTGCTCATGGGCAGTATCGTGTTCAGACAACAGAGGCAGATGGCAAGAAGTCTGGCAGAGCATTAACAATAAGTGAGCCAGCAACAATAGTAAATTTTAAAGAACATTTAAATGGTGGCGAATATATATTAGGTGTCATCATGTTAAAGAAAAACAACTCATGTAACTTTGGTGTGATTGATATAGATATTCGTGGCAGTGGTAAGCTGAATGAAAGTCTTGAGAGTCTTGAAAAGAAAATAAGAAACACTCCATTAATACTTTGCAGAAGTAAGTCTGGTGGTGCTCACTTATATTTATTTGCAGATCCAGAGATTGCTGCAGTTGATATGGTAAACAAGTTGAATGAGTATGCAGCACATTTAGGTTATGGTGGTGCTGAGATCTTCCCCAAGCAGATCTCTCGTGCTAATGATAGAGACAGAGGGAACTGGATTAACCTTTGTTACTGGGATGGTGACAAGACTGAAAGATATGCAATCAGCAATGGCAAGAAGTTAAGTCTTATGCAGTTTGTAAAGTTAGCTGAAGAAAAGACAGCCACACACGATGAACTCATGAAGTCCAGCTTTAAATTAGTTGAACACTTCAAGGATGGTCCACCATGTCTGCAGCACATAATGACGATGGGATTCCCTGAAGGTGGTCGCAACAGTTCATTATTTAATGTTGGTGTTTACTTTAGAAAAAAGAATCCAGACGACTGGCAAGAGGATCTGATGAAGTTTAATTATGAACATGTTGATGAACCACTGCCAGCAACAGAAATAAATGGACTGATAAAAGCAGTCTTAAAAAAAGATTATGCATACACCTGTAAACAAGCACCAATATGTAACTACTGTGAACGATCCAAATGTATCAAAAGAGACTATGGCATTGGTGGCATTGGTGGTGGTGCAACGATAGAGATAGATGCCATCACTAAATATGAAACTGAGAACAGGTCATCAGTGAGATGGTACATTGAAGTTCAGGGAGAAAGAATAGAAGTAACAACACAACAGTTACTTGACCAAAGACAATTACAAAAGCTATGTGTTGAAAAGTTAAATAAATGTCCAAGCACAATGCCTGCAGCAAAATGGGAAACAAGAGTCAATGAACTATTGACAACAGTTGAAGTCATACAAGATCCAGATGATGCAAGTCCACAAGGTCAGTTTGAAAAGATCCTTGATTCATTCTTAACAGGTAAAGTCCAAGCCAGACAAAAGGATGAAATCATGAATGGTAAGCCATGGCATGACTCTGATGAGAACAAAGTTTATTTTAGATCTGAGGATCTTTTTATATTCCTTGAGTCAAGAAGATTTAGATATCCATCCCAGCACCAAGTTTGGTCTTGGCTGAGAACTTTGGAAGGTGATAGAAAAACATTCAGGATAAAATCCAAGCCAGTGAAAGTTTGGTCAGTGCCTGCACCAGAGTTTTATGATGATGAAGAACTTGATGTGCCATCAACAGTTGTGGAGGATTTTTGAGACAGGTTGAAATAATATATGGACCACCAGGAACTGGGAAGACAACAGCACTCTTAAATATAGTTGAGACTGCTTTGGGTCGTGGTGTTAAGCCAGAGAGGATTGCATATCTTGCATTCACTCGTAAAGCTGCAAATGAAGCAATAGAAAGAGCCATGGCAAAGTTTAATCTTGATGAAGACAGGTTTCCATATTTTAGAACATTACACTCAATGGCATTCAAGCAACTAGGAATAAGAAGAGATGAAGTCATGACAGACTCTCATTTTAAAAACCTTGGCAAGTTATTGGGAGTGCAGTTCAAAGGAATATACGATGAGGATCTAGGTTTGCATCTTGGTGATGGACTTGGAGACAAATGTGCAAGAGTAGACTCTCTGGCCAGAATTAACATTCGTCCAATAGCAGAACAATATGCCTTTACACCTATGAATGATTTGACATTGCACGCAGTTAAACAATTCAGCAATGCTTTACAACATTACAAAAAAGAAAGAGGTCTATTTGATTTCACAGATATGCTTGAGAACTGTCAGTCAGCATTAGATGTTGACATATGTATATTTGATGAGGCACAGGATCTTTCCTCACTTCAATTTAGCATGGCAATAAAACTTTCAAAACTTGCATCAGAAGTTTACATAGCAGGTGATGATGACCAAGCAATATTTAGTTGGGCAGGAGCAGATGTTAAAAAGTTCTTGAACCTTAATGGCTCAAAGAGAGTATTGCCAATGAGTTACAGGATACCAGCAACTGTCCACAGATTAGCCAACGACATAGCATCCAGGATAAAACATAGAGTTCCCAAGCATTGGTCACCAAGAGAAGAGAAAGGCAATGTTGAATATGTTGTCGATGAACATCAGATAAATTACAAAGGTGCAGGAACATGGATGCTTCTTTGCAGGTCTAAATATTTATTGAACAGGTTTAAAAAAGCTGTAAGACTTCAGGGATATGCTTATTCAATCAATGGTAAAAGTTCTCTTGAGTCAGATGCAACCAAAGCAATAGAAGACTGGGAGAAGATAAGGAAAGGCAAAGAACTCTCTCAACACAGCACATCTAACCTGTCACATTTTATATATAAGAAAATAAAAGTCAAAAGAACTACACCATCAAAGTTTGAGGATCTAGGATTGCCAGAGGGATCTGAGAACAAAGACTGGATGGAAGTGTTGAGAGGAATACCATCAGACGAAAGAGAATACATAAGGTCATGTCTTAGGAATGGTGAGAAGTTTTCTGACAAACCAAGAATAACAATATCAACAATCCACCAGAGCAAAGGTGGAGAAGCAGACAATGTTGTATTAATAACTGACATGGGAAGATTAAGCTGGGAAGCACTTGGCACAGATGAAGAACAAAGAGTTTGGTATGTGGCCATAACAAGAACAAGAAAGAATTTATTTATTGTAAGACCAAGAGGTCTGAGGCATTTTGCGATATGAATAAGTCTTTGTTATCATTGAATAAAAAAATTATTTCTTCAGAAATAAAATTTTTACTTTACTTCACGACAGAAATAAAAGATACTATCAGAATTGAGAAAGGAAATTTATTATGACTATTTTTACAATCGATCCAAAATCTTACAAAGTAAGTATGTATTCATCCAGAAAGGTTGCCCAACAACATGGCAATGGAATGATTACATTTAGCAACTCATCTGAGTTAGCATTAGATCCTAATGTGACAATGCAAATCCTTGTGAATGTTTTTAACAATAACAATAGCAGTATGACAAAAAAGTTTGCTGATAAAACAAAAGGTTCAAAAAGAGTATTTGAATGTTTACAACAAAAGTTTTCTGTTGTAGATCCTATTGGTCCAGTTACTGCCAAAGCATCTGTTGGCGACCAACAAGTTTATATTCCCAAGGAAAAGAAGATCGCAGACTCCAGTGGCACAAAGCCAACGAAGTTGAGAGGAAAGTTTGCAGGCAGATATATTGTCAACCATCTTGAATCAAATCCTCGTAGACCAAACACCAGAGGTTTTCATGCCACTGGTATCCTTGTCAATCTTGGTGCTGAGCAGGGAACAATCAGCTATGAAGATTACATAGAACAAGGTGGTCATCGTCAAGATCTCGCTCATGACTTGGGCAGAGGTCGTTGTAGTATCCTTGGTAAAGATAAGAATGGAAAATACTTTACTGTGTTTGGTAATACTAAAATAGCAGGGAAGTTAAACAAGTGAGGAAGTTTTTATTATTCTCAGTGATGGTCGTTATGGGAGCATGTAGTTCCCAACGATCTGATGTTAAACTTGTCAAGGAAAAAGAGATGTACCAGTTGACTCGTCAAGAAGTTATTAATGGGCATCAAGAATGCAAGGCAGCAGGATTAAGACCAGTAACAGTTTACACAAGAATATTTGTTGATGGCAGACCTGTACCAGTTGCTATTGATGTAACATGTGGAATAAAGGGCAAGGACTAATGGATATAAAATTAGCACACATGTTAATAAATAACTTGACATCAATCCCTGATGGTCACGACGATCTTCACTTTTATTTAAAAACTTTAAAAGGAGAGGTTCCAGAAGATCACAAGCCATCAAAGATTGAATGTCTTGAGCATCTTGAATTAAAAGTCAACGAACAGATAAGACAATGGGAGTCCATAAGAACTCGAATAAAAAATTATCACAATGGTTTAGACAAATGATAATTTGGGGAGCAGGACTCGCAGGTCTTCTAGCTGCAAATATGTTTAGGAAGTGGTCACCTGTAGTATATGAAAAGCAGGATTCACTTCCTAATAATCACAACGCATTATTAAGATTTAGAACAAATCAAGTTGGCACTGCTTGTGCCATACCTTTTAAAAAAGTAAAGGTAACAAAAGCAATCAAATATGATAAGCAAATAATAACAGAACCAAATTTATTTTTTAGCAATATGTATTCTCAAAAGGTTACAGACTCTGTCCTCAGCAGATCCATAGATAATTTGGATCCAGTCCAGAGATACATAGCACCACAAAATTTAATAGAGCAAATGTCTATTGGTGTTGATATAGATTACAATGTTGAAGCAAACACAGAGTCATTATTTTATAGAAAAGAAAAAAGTTATCCTGTAATATCTACATTGCCAATGCCACTAGCGATGAAGATGATTGGTTGGGAGAACTTTCCTAATTTTAGAACTAACACAATCTGGTCACAAAGCTGTGAGATTGGAGAACCAGAAGTTAATATAAATCAAACTATTTATTATCCAGATCCATTGGTGCCTCAATATAGGATCTCCATAGTTGGTAACATAGTGATAGCAGAATACAGATCTCAACCACCAAACACAGGTCAGTTCATCCATGAGGCACTGTATGATGATTTTGGATTCAGAACCAAAAGACTAATCAATCTTTCAACCAAAGAACAGAAGTATGGGAAGATTATGCCTATTGATGACAAGACAAGAAAAGACTTTATTTATACACTCACTGAGAAGTATAATATATATTCTGTCGGAAGATTTGCGACTTGGCGACAGTTGTTATTAGATGATGTTGTTAATGATATCAGTGTTATTGAGAGATTGATTACCAGCAACTCTAATTATAATTTTAGAAAGGAAATGATATGAAAGTAAAATTAATTAATGCAACAAGTGATGCAGTGGATTTATTGCTGTTCACTAAGAACACCAGACTCATGAATGATGAAGGTGCTTATGATAAAATAAAGGCATGGCCACAAGAGCAAAAAGATGAGCACCTTGATTACATGCTCAACACCATAAAATCTTCTTGGGAATTTATTGATTACACATTTGATATTAGAGATGTGTCAAGAGGATTTACTCATCAGTTTGTTAGAACCAGACAAGGATCTTATGCTCAACAATCTCAAAGAACTGTAGACATGACAGGTTTTGAATATTACACTCCAGAAAGAATTATTGCAGATGGCATGGCAAAAGAGATCTATGATGGCACAATGGAAATAATCAATCAAAGATATCAACAGTTGATAACAGCAGGTGTTCCTGCAGAAGATGCCAGAGGAATATTACCAACTAATATTTATACAAATATAGTTGCAAAATTTAATCTTAGAACTTTACATGAGATGGCAAAGAGTAGATTGAGTCCAAGAGCACAAGGTGAATATCGTGAAGTGTTTACAATGATGGTCGCTGAAGTTGTAAAAGAACATCCATGGGCAAAACCATTCTTAACACCTAAAGAGTGGGCAGCACCATCAATGGCCAGATCTCTCAATCCAGAGGTGAAGTCATGAATATATTTTATTTAGATAGAGATCCAGGAACTGCTGCAGCAATGCATTGTGACAAGCATGTTGTTAAAATGATATTAGAAACAGCACAGATGCTTTCAACTGCTCACAGAGTTTTAGATGGTGATGAGCCAGCAGATGAAGTTGGGCTGTATAAAAGAGCATTTGAAAATCATCCATGCTCTATATGGTTGAGAGATTGTGTAACTAATTATATGTGGGGATATAATCTCTTCACTTCATTATTAAAAGAGTACACAAGAAGATATAAAAAATTTCATGCTTCAAATAGATTATCAAATCTTTTAAGTTATGAACCAGATAACATTGCTAAGTTTAAATGGCAATGCAATATGGATGCACCAATGTCTTGGTTGGGAGTTACAGAGCCACCACAATGCATGCCAGATAAATATAAATGCGAAGATCCTGTTCAAGCATACAGGAATTATTATCTTGGTGAAAAAATGTATATGGCTGTTTGGACAGAAAGAGAGGTGCCACAATGGATACAATAGAAACAGATAATAATCTCTTTAGAAAGAAGATAATCATAACAGATCTAGATGGCACAATATCAGATTGCACTCATAGGTTGAAGCATTATAAAAAGAATAATTATTTTAAATTTAATGAACTTGGTTCTGAAGATTTACCTATAACACCAATCGTCAATATTTTAAGGAACTGTAAAAGTCAAGACAATGATGTTGTTGTTATCACTGCTCGTGATGAATACCACAGACCAGCAACTCTTGACTGGTTGAAAAGATATGACATCCCTTGTGACAATTTATTGATGAGACCATCTGATGATAACAGGTATGATGATGAAGTCAAGCAGGATCTTTTTGAAAGGAATTATGAAAAGGAAGATGTTTGGTTTGTTCTCGAAGATAGACAGATGGTAGTCAATATGTGGCGAAGTTTAGGTCTCACTTGTTTACAACCAGCTCCAGGAGATTTTTAATGGGAATAAGAATAATAAATAATGACATTGAAATAGATGGTGAAAAGGTTGCTCGTATATTTGATGTGCGACCAACTCTAAAAGATCGACTCATTCAAGTTATCGAAAATGCAGATGACCATGAAGAAGAGATCCAAAAAGCATATGAGAGAGGAAGAGAGGACGCAGAAAACGATGAATAAAAATCCAGCTAAAATTTTAGAAGAGATGGCTAACACTTTCCGTGAAAGGAACAAGGTCTATGGAGATAACTGGAAAGTTGTTGGGGAAGTCATGACGTCATTATTTCCGAATGGTGTTGTACTTAAAACCGAAGAAGATTATAATATATGGCATCTGTTTGAACTTCTTGTTGTTAAGATAACAAGGTTTGCTAACAGTGAATTGAAGCATCAAGACTCAATTCATGACACTGCAGTTTATGCAGCAATGATTGAGGGAATGATTACTAAGTTAAAGAAAGGAAAAAATTAATGAGTAATATTTTAATAACTGGCACTGGCAAAGGTCTTGGCAAAGCCATGAAAGAAGAATTAGAAAAACAAGGTCATTCAATTATAGATTATAATTTAGAAGATGGAAATGATGTAAGAATAACTAAAGATCTAATAATGTGGGAAAACATTGATGTGTTAATAAATAATGCTGGTGTCAACCTTATAGATTGGCTGGAGGACTTTGAAGAAGATATGTGGGATAAAGTTATGGATACAAATGCCAAAGGTATTTATATGATGACTAAGGCATGTCTGCCAAGTCTAATTAGAAGAAAAGGAACTGTCCTAAATATAGTCAGCAATGCAGCACACATGCCAATGACTTGTTCTCTTGCATACAATGCATCCAAAGGTGCTGCCCATATAATGACTTTACAGTTGGCTCGTGAATTAACAAAAAAGCATGGCATAACAGTTTTTGGAATAGCACCAAACAAATTAAAAGGAACTGGAATGAGTGATGCAATAGATGACCAAGTTGTAAAAACTCGTGGCTGGACAAAAGAATATGCTCAACAATATCAACTCAATGGATTATTGACAGGTGAAGAAACACCACCACAAAGGTTAGCAGAGTTTGTTGCATTTCTACTTCAATCAAAAGAACACCACAAATATTTAACTGGTTGTATTTTACCATATGGAGCATGACATGAAATTTAAAATAGAACAGATAGCAATCCGTCCAAAACATCCTATTCGTGCAAAACAATTACTTTCTGAGATAGGTGCAGTAGATTGGTCAGAAGACCATGTTGTTGCCACTGGCAAGGTTTTTGGTCATGAGGGAACTAATGAAGCAGACTTGTCTTTTAACTATGAAATATTTGATGGCAAAGAGTTTGAGATTTTAAATTATACCAAAGGAAGAAATTGGATTGATTCAGCACATCCTGAGGGAAATGTAGTTAGTCATCTTGGTATGCATTGTTCAGCAGAAGAACTTGAAAAATGGAAAGAATTTTTTCATCAGAGAGCAATTAAAATTTCTCAAGAAGTTTTTACAGACTCACATACCAATCCTGTCATAGCAGGCAAAAGGTCATATAATTATGTTATATTTGATACAAGAAAAATACTTGGTGTGGATCTTAAATTTATTGTTAGGATAAATAAAGATGATAGTCTTTGATTTAGAAACAACAGGTCTTCCAAAAGCTGAAGGATCTGATTTAGACATTCAACCAAGAATTATAGAGTTTGGTGCTATAAAGGTTGATGATGATTTTAAAGAGATTGACAGGTTTCAATTTTTATGTAGTCCTGGATTTGCTTTAGATCCATACATAATTAAACTGACTAAAATTACAGATGATATGCTTGAGGACAAAAAACCATTTTTGGGATATTACAAAGAACTCTGTAATTTCTTTTTGGGAGAAAAATCTTTGTGTGCTCATAATCTTGCTTTTGATAGAAAGATATTAAGGTTTGAACTTGAGAGAGCAGAAAAGACTTGTAAATTCCCATGGCCACCAGAACATTATTGTACCATTGAAATAGGTCAGTCAGTCTGGGGAAAGATGAGAAAGCTAACAGAACTTTATAAAGAAGTAACTGGCAAAGACCATGTTGGTGCTCACAGATCTTTAGACGATGTTGAAGCAACAATAGAGATTTTAAAATGGTATAAAAAAGAAGGTCATATATGATAAACCTTAGAACAAGGACTGAATATTCTTTTAGAACTGCATATGGTCCAATAGATAAAATAATATCTGATTGTAAGCAGGACTCTATGGGAATATGCGATATGGGAACTTGGGGTCATGTTGCTTTTGATTCAGCTTGTAGAAAAGCAGAGAAGAAACCTATCTTTGGAGTAGAACTGGCAGTTGTCGAAGATGCAACAGACAGAAGTAAACAGCCAATAAACCTTATGGGATTTATAGCCAAGAACAATCAAGGTCTCCAAGAACTTTATCAGCTTGTCACAAAAGCAACAGACCCATCAAGATTTTATTATGTGCCAAGATTAAGTTATGAAGATTTATTTGATGTAACCAAAAATATAATTATGCTCTCTGGAACTAATCCTATGTGGGGATCTTTACCAATAACTAATAAAGAAAATCTTTACATAGAATTAAATCCAATGACAACTAAAAAGTCTTTGAACTGGGCAGAAGAAAGAGGTTTTAAAGTTGTTGCGACAAGTGATAATTTTTTCCCAAAAGTTACAGACAGAAAAGTTTATGAAGTTTTGACAGGTCGAAACAGATATGACAGAACAAAGCCAATGCATATATTAGATGAGTGGGAACTCAGAGATCTTATTCCTTGGATACCAGATGAAGCATTTGAGAACACTCACAGGATTGCAGATATGTGTAATGTTGAACTGCCATCTGCTAAAATGATGAGTTACGAATCAAAAAAGACTTTGAAACAAATGTGTGAGGAAAATGCAAAGCCAAGAGGAATAGACCTAAAAGATCCAATTTACAAAGCAAGATTGAAAAGAGAACTTGACATGATTGCAGAAAAACAGTTTGAAGATTATTTTTATGTGATATCTGATATGATTAATTATGCAAAAAAGCATATGTTGGTTGGACCAGCAAGAGGATCTTCTGCTGGATCTTTAGTTTGTTATTTATTAAATATTACAGATGTGGATCCATTAAAGTATGATTTATTGTTTGAAAGATTTATTGACATCACTCGTAAAGATCTTCCTGATATAGATATAGACTTTCAAGACGACAGAAGAGAAATGGTGATACAATATTTAATAGATAAATATGGTGTAGAGAAAGTTGCACATTTAGGAACTGTTTCTCGTTACAAAGCCAAGAGCACAATAACAGAGGTTGCCAAAGAACTTGGTGTGCCAGCATGGGAAGTAAATGATTTAAAAGGTGCAATCATAGAAAGAAGTTCAGGTGATGCTCGTGCAGCAATGTGCATAATGGATACATTCAATGATTTAGAGATTGGCAGAACTGTTTTAAAAAAATATCCTCAAATGAGAATAGCTGAACATATGGAAAATCATGCTCGTCACAATGGTGTTCATGCTGCAGGAATAATTGTAACAGAAGAACCAGTTCATAAATATTGCTCTGTAAATATGCAAAATGGTGCAGCACAGATAGATAAGCATGATGCAGAAAGATTAAATCTTCTTAAAATTGATGCTTTAGGTTTGAGAACTTTATCAATATTGCAAGATGTTTTGGATCAAGTTGGTTGGGAAAGAGAGAAACTAATTAATTGGAAACTTGACGATGATGATGCTTTCAAAGTTTTAAATGATGAAAAGTATGCAGGAATATTTCAGTTTGAAGGATATGCACTTCAGTCTCTTACAAGACAAATGAAGATACAAGACTTTGAGGATGTGGCATCAATTACTGCTCTTGCTCGTCCTGGACCATTGAACTCTGGTGGCACAACTCAATTTATAAAAAGAAGAGTTGGAGACGCACCAACAGAATATATGCATCCAATGACAGAAGAAATAACAAAAGTTACTTTTGGTGTTGTTGTTTATCAAGAGCAGGTGATGAACATAGCCAGAGATGTTGGTAAGTTAAGTTGGGAAGATGTATCTCAATTAAGAAAGGCAATGTCAAAATCTTATGGTGAAGAGTTTTTTGACAGGTATTGGCAAAGATTTAAAGTTGGTGCTGAGGAAAATGGCATTGATGAAGACCAAGCACTGAAGATCTGGAAGAACATTAATACAATGGGATCTTGGGCATTTAATCGCAGTCATGCTATATCCTATGGTTTGGTCAGTTATTGGTGTTGTGTATTGAAAGCCAAGTTCCCACTTGAGTTTGCTGCAGCATGTTTAAGAAATGTTAAGGATGAAGAACAAGGAATAAGACTGTTAAGAGAAGTTGTAAATGAGGGATTAAAATACAAACCTTTTGACAGATTTAAATCAGAGATAAATTGGTCTGTGCAAGATGGAGAACTTATTGGTGGATTGATAGGAATAAAAGGCATTGGACCAAAAATGGCAGAAGACATAATGAACAGAAGAGAAAGCAGTCAACCTCTAACTCCAAGGCAGGATCGTCTTTTAAACGAGGGAGAAACACCATACGACGATATATTTGAGTGTGAAAGGAGGTTTGGTCATATGAAGAAAAATCCAGAGAAACATGGCATTAAAACGAGGATTATTAATATACAGGATCTCGAAGCAGATACTCCAGGAACATATGTATTTTTTGGCAAGTTAAAAGAAAAGAACTTGAGAGATATGAATGAAACAGTTAACCTAGCAAAGAGAGGTGGTCGCAGAGTAGATACACATAATCTCTGGTTGAACATGACTTTCGAGGATGATACTGGTCCAATCATATCAACCATCGATAGGTTTAAATATCCAAAATTAGGCATACCAATAGTTGAAGAAGGCAGGATTGGTGATTGGTATTTAGTCAAAGGAATAATAAAACAAGGATTCAGAAAGATCTATGTTGAGAGAGTTCGTAAACTTACATAAGTCATTGATTTTATTGAATAATAAAAATAATTCTTTTTTTACTTTACTTTCTGGCCAGAATAGACGATACTATAAATATCAATACTGAGAAAGGAAAAAATATGATTAGTAAATTTACAGTAAAACCAAGACAGATTACAGACTGGATGGGCAATATAAGAAAGACTTGGTGTGGTCCATATGCACTGGCTGTTCTTACAGGAACTCATTATGAGTTTGCTTATAGGACATTAAAAGAGATCCGAAGAAAAAGATCGACTGCAGGTGTCACAAATAAAAATATGATGTCAGCATTCAAAAATTTAAATGTCAAATATAAGCACACTAAATTAGACAAAAGAAAAAAGCTGGCAAATTATATCAACGATGATTTGGCACCAAACAAAGTCTATTTGGTTCAGATAACAAAACATTATCTTATTATTGACACAAGAGATTGTACAACAATAGATAATCAGATTCCACAATGGAATGACATGCACTCGACAAAACATTCTAAGAAATTAGTCTGTGAAGTTTTCGAGATCTTAAATCCAAACTTTGATCCATATCACCAAAACATGGATTTTAGGTTTGATGAGACTAATCAAGAAAAAGAAAAATTAGTCGCAAAATCTTAGGTGTAATCATACATGGGAGATTAATTTCTCCCACGTATGCCCATTAAAACACGATTATTTCTACCAATATTAAACTCCTATAACATATTAATATAATTATCTTTTTTTAGACTTTCTTTAAAATAGTTATTTTTTTACTTTACTTTTGGCCAGAAATAAACGATACTATATATATCATTGAGAAAGGAAATTATTATGAATATAGAAACAGCGATGTTTATCAGGGAAGAAAAAATCAGAAGATTCCCAAATAGTGTTATGGCTAAAAAGGATAAATTTTATAAAGAGCATAATGATGTAATTGATGCTCTCAGAGAAATTACTAGCTGGAATGATTTTGCAGCAAGTTTAGTTAAGCAGTTTGATGACAAAGGTCAACTCTCTGAAAAGCAATTATTTTCTGCTTCTGCTATGCTTACTAAGATTGAGCAGAATAAAAAAGAGAGGGAAGAAAAGAAAAAACAACAAGAGAAAAATATGGTGTCTCTTGATGTTTCTAAAATTATAGCTATCCTTGATAAAACTGAAGGTGTTGAAAGAAGATATTCTAATGGTCGTGAATATGTTACTAAGAAAGTTCAGTTCCCAAAAGTTCGTGTTGGTGATTTAGTTTTTTCAAAAGCATCTGAGTCTTCTAAAAATGCTGGTGCTATTTATATCAAGTATCAAAAAGAATATATTGGTAAAGTTCTTGGTGGTTATTACTTACCATTCAACAATCCATCTGCTGAAGTTATCGAGCAAATAAAAGAGGTCTGTAAAAGTCCTCTTGAGTCTGCTATTGCTTATGGAAAAAGAACTGGCAACTGTGCAGTCTGCAGCAGGGATCTAACAAGGCACGATAGCATTGATAGAGGCATTGGACCAATATGTGCTGAAAGATTGGGGATTATATAATGATAATCTCCAAAGCACCATTTGGTAAATATTGCATAGCAAAGGTTGATCTGGGCAACGAAAACTTTCAAAAGTTGTCTGGACTTCCTGGATTCAAAAAATGGTTAGGCAGGGAAATGATGTTTGACCCAACAGGTGCGAACATTGATTATATATACAAGTTTTGGCCAGATGCTCAATGGTCTGATGATGTGCAAGAAATATTAACTGAGTATGTTAATACTAAAAAAGAAGCACAAAGAATAAAAGAAGAAAAAGAAAAAGAACTTCCATCTTCTGATGATTTCATGTTTAAGACCAAACCTTTTGACCATCAAAAAAGAGCATTTTATTTATCAAGAGATAAAAAGAATTTTGCTTTACTTATGGAGCAAGGCACTGGCAAAACAAAAGTGATTATTGATACTGGTGCATATTTGTATGCTAATGGTGCTATTGACTGCATGGTTGTTATTGCTCCTAATGGTGTTCATAGAAACTGGTTATCAACAGAAATGCCAACTCACTTGCCAGATTGGTGTCCTAGCAAATCTATGTATTACCAATCAAACATGTCTAAAAATAAATTAGAAAAATCTTTTAACGATGTTTACACTGCAGAAGACTGTCTTAAAATATTTACATTTAATGTTGAAGCATTTGTTAGCAAGTCAGCAATATTCTATATGGAAAAAATATTGTTAGCTAATAATGTATTATTAGTTGTTGATGAAAGTTCTAGGATAAAAACTCCTGGAGCAAAAAGAACAAAAATAATTACAAAGTTTGGCAAGCGAGCAAAATACAGGAGGATCTTAACAGGAACACCTATTACAAAAGGTCCAGAGGATGTTTACAGCCAATTTAGATTTTTAGATCCTTTAATTCTTGGATATGATAGCTATTACTCATTCAGAGCCAGATACTGTGTTATGGGAGGATTTGAGAACAGGCAGATTGTTTCTTATCAAAACACAGATGAATTGACTGAAAAAGTAGAGAACCACTCATTCAGAGTTCTTAAAAAAGACTGTTTGGATCTGCCACCAAAAGTTTATCAAAGACATATTGTTCCTATGACTAAGGCACAAGAGAAACTTTATGTTCAAATGAAGAAGAACTTTATGACAGAACTCAGAGGTGATACACTTACTGCACCTGAGGCAATAACAAGACTGTTAAGACTGCAACAGATAATTTGTGGTTGGTTTCCATCAGAAGATAAGCTGAATCCCATTGAAAATAGCAATGCCAGACTAGACGCATTAAAAGACGTTTTATCCGATATTAACGACAAAGTCATCATTTGGGCAAGATTTAAAGCTGATTTAAGAGCCATAGAGGGCATGTTAGGAGACCAAGCTGTTACTTACCATGGGGATGTTTCCAATGATATGAGAGCCATTGCTGTCGATAGATTTCAGAACGATCCGTCTATAAAATACTTTATTGGACAACCTCAGTCTGGTGGTATTGGTTTAACTTTAACTGCTGCAAGTTATGCCATTTATTATTCAAATGATTTTAACTTAGAAACAAGACTTCAATCTGAAGACAGGTGTCATAGAATAGGAACGAAAAAGAGTGTTACATACATAGACTTTGAAACACCAAAAACTATTGACACCAAAATAATCAAGGCACTGCGAAGTAAAAAGAACTTAGCAGATTCCATTAACAAAGATCCAGTATCTTTATTTTTAGAAGAGGAAAATGAATGAGTGAAAAATCGTTTTGGGTATTAATCAGAACATCTTTGAAATTAAAAATGTACAGAGTGGAGAATAGAGTTATGAAAGGCATGCCAGATATACATTATGTGAAAAATGGGAAAACAGGTTGGATAGAACTTAAATACTTGGCAAACTGGCCAAAAACAAGAGTTACAATAGGTCTTAAGAAAAACCAAGTTTTCTGGTTAAAAGAGTATAACAAAAATAAAGGCAAGTGTTGGGTCTTGGTAAGAATAGACAGAGATTACATGGGATTGTATAAAGGTGAAGATGCAGAAAAACTTTATTTAAGACCAAGTAAAAAAGATTTTGTTGAGATGGCACACTGGCATAAAAAAGGAAATATGAAGTCTGAGGATTGGTCAGATCTAGTCTCTGTTATTACTAGCTGAAATATCCAAATAAAAAAGAATATCCCCAGACACCAAGTGTTAGATGTATGAAGTCTTCATAATTCATGAGTTTCTCTCTTTGTACAAATAAATAAGTAAAACTATGAAACCAATTATTGTTAAAGTTAATGCTGCAATAGCAATGCCATTAATTATTTTGTGCATTTGCTCTTTTCTCTTATAGATCATCTCTTGTCGTTCTTTTCTTATTTTTCCTTCCATAGCAAGCAAATCATTCCATGCTTGTGGTCCAAAAGAAAGACTCAAATATTGTTTTAATTCATATCTTTGCTGTTCAAACTTCTTTTTTGCTGCATATGCTTCAAGTGCTTGTTGTTCAATAGAACTTGCATACATTAATTTTTTAAATAATGGTGGATTTTTTGCTTCTTTTTCTGCTTGGTCAACATCAGAAACTGCAGACATCCATTTACCAATTTGAGATGCCATTTGGTCTATATCTTGACCAACTGCAAATCCTTGTTTAATTGTATTGAATGCTTTTGTTGCAACTCCGATGGCACCAGCTATTGTTAATGGATCCATCTTACCTCACAAGCAAACCTATTAATAACACGATTGTTGTTCCTGCAGTACCAATCATTATGTGCTCTATTCTTTTTATTCGTAAAATTGTTTCTTTCCACCTCTCTGAGCAAACTGCTTCATGTGTGTCTAATTCTGCTTTCACTTCTTGTACTGATAATCTAGGCATATAATATTGTATAACTCCCCACACTATTGCACTGCTTGATTTATTTTATTAAGCAATGTGTCTGGAACTCTTGTAATTCCAACATCTTTTATTATTTCTTTTATATTGCTTGGTTGATCTGAACCTTCTGTTCTTATAGGTGCTTGAATCAGTGTAGAAAATAATGGTGCTTTCTTTCTTTTCATATAACCTGATACTGCTTCAACTGCACTTCTCGACTCACTTATACCTTTATATGATTTTGGATCCAATGCTTCTCCAATGCCCAATGTAATTTTTGAGAATGGTGTTGTGACAAAATTTAATAAACCTTTACGAGCCAAGCTGAACATTAACATGTTTGCAGTGTTAGGTGGATTCATTTTTAATTCTGCCCAAAGAGTCGGAAGAACATTATCTTTAAATTGCTCTATTTTTGCCAATTCATCTTTACTAAATAATTGATTTATTAATTGCTTATTTTTTTTAAAGGTTTGGTTGTAATTATTAATTATATTGGTTCTTGTAACACCAGACTTACCAGCACCACTAAATCCTCTTGTTAAAATGCCATCTTTTACTAGAGCGACAACCTCATTATATTGGTTTTTAGGGATATTTTGTTTGATCTTTTTTAAAACAAGATTCATAACTGATGCAGGCTGAAACCTTGCATGACCAAAAAAAGTGTTGACAACAGCATCTGCGTCAAGTCCTGGATTTGTAAGTTTTTTCAGTATATTATTTGCTGCTTTTTCAGAGCCATCTTTGCCAACATCTTTACCTGTCAAACCTATGTATGCTCTGTAATCTTTATTTGCTTTTAATAGGTTTTCAATAACTGTCTCATCACCAACTATAAAAGCATTATCAACACCTTTTACTATGTAATCATCTAGTGTAGATTTTATTGCTCTCATTCCTAAAAGTTCTGGAGATCCTGGAGCTTTGCTCTCAACATTTCTAATTAATCTGTTAATAGTTTTTTGATAATCTCTCATAACAGAAAAAGGTTTTTGTTTAAAATTAGGATTGGCTGAAAGTTTATTTAATTTTTTTAAAATCTCCACAGACTTTTTAAGAGTGGGATACATCGCCATTTCAGTTGTGCCAATATTTAATCCTTTTACTGCATTCAATGCATCTTCAGAAAATTTATTTATTCCTTGTGGTGTTAAAATTAAATCATTTAAGTTAGCATTTTCATATAAGTTTTTTGCACTTTTTTTATAACCTTGTGCTGCTTTTGTTACTATATTTTTAATTCCTACAGCACTTTCCAGTGGAACAAGATCTTTGTCTAATCCAGCAGTTTGGTTAGATCCCATGGTCTCTGTTAATGTATCAGCATCTTTCCTTATCATTTCAAGTTGTTCTTTATCAAAACCTGTAATAATTTCTCCACCATCATCTTTAGAATATCTTAATCGATCTTCTTCCATTATTTGCTTGGATGCTTGTGCTTGAGAATCACCTTGACCTTTTTGGAAAGGTTTGGTGGTTGCTTGACCTTTTGAAAGAGGATATTTTGATTTTGTTATGGTTTCATAAACATCTTTAGTTATTGTTGGCAGAGAAGATACAAATTTTTTAGGTGTAACTGCTCTAACACCTGCTCCCACTAGTTTGCCAACTGGTGGTGCAACCAAATCAGCACCAACACCTATTGCTGTGCTGGTGGCAACCTCTGCACCTCTATCAAATGCAGTTTTAGATTCAGAAGTTTTTGGAGATACAATCTCTTCACCTGCAATATTTGCTGCTTCTGTTGTTCCATAACCTACTGTGCCTCTGCTTGCTGTTCCTAATAAAGTCTTTCCTCCTGATGCAAATTTTGCTGCAGGAAAAAATTTAATGATTTCGCTTACAACATTGCTAAAATCTGTTTCTGTGGCTCCTGGTTTATTTATGTAGTATGGTTTATTTTCCCACAATATTAATGGATTGTTAAATTTATCAACAAATGCACCACCAAACCTTTCATCTGCTTCGTAAGTATTTTTTATTATCTCTGCTTTCCCAGTGGGAGTTCTTGATACCATCATTTTGAGCATTGGTGCTAACTGCTCAAAAAAACTAATATCTATGTCAGTTATTTCACCAGCATTTTCAAACTCTATTTTTTTGTCTTCACCAGTAACTGCTTTTTTGACTCCAACAGCAGTGTCAACAACAGTGTCAACAACCTTATCTAAACCAAATGGAAGGTCTGACGATTTTTCTTCATCAATAATTAAATTATCATCATCTTTGTCAGCTTTTCCTAATAATTCTAAAAATTTGCTCATATTAATCTAATTTGAATCCTGATTTATTAAATAATTTATCTAATCTAGAAACACCATACTTACGATTCATAAAGTTTGCTATTCCTTTTTGCTTTTCGTCTGATAAAGAATCCAGATCCATATCGCCATCTGAGTCTAATGAACCACCTTGATTAAGAAACATTTCCTTAGTTTCTTTTTCAATAGTTTTAATTACAAATTGATAAGGATTCTCTGTCATGATATCTGACTTCTGCCAGTCTTGCATCATCTGACTATAACTTGCATTATCTGCAGGAAATTTTCCATCATTATTTTCTTTTGCCCAGTTGTTAACATAATTTCTAAATGCTGCAGCTTTATTCAACTGTTGTTTTTGCATTACTAGCAATAATCTGTTACCAGCAGGTGTGGCAGAAAGAGATGCTTGCTGTGCTTGTAAAAATCCAAGTTCTCTATCAGATAAAGCACCTTTCATTTTTGATACTGCTGCCAATGCAAGTTCATAAGTTTTTGCTCTAAATAATTCTGCACTTGCTATATTATCAATAGTCTTATCATCTTGACCTATAAGACCGAAACTTAAAGCGAAACTTTTTAGTGGTAACATAAAAGACTCATATGGACCAGATGTAAAATCTGGACTAGAAACAATATCTAATAATTGACCAACTGTTGTTAAACTTCCTTGTGCTTTATCAGATGCATCTAAATGTCCTGCAAATGCTTTTGCATTATTTGATGCCAATACCTCACCAAACTTTGTATCACTTTTTTTGCCAACATCAATATTTATTCCTGATTTTCTTGGTGCATTATAACTAGATTGCACAGAGCCATCAACATTATAAACACTGAATTTAAAAAGAAGATTTCCTTTAGAGTCCGTTTTTTGCTTTCCACTTACCTCATCCATTGCTGGTCCCATGTTAACTACTTTTGGAGCACCAGTCTTTGGTTTCAGAGATCCTGCCAGTGATGCAGTCAATGTTGCTCTTGTTTTTGCTTCATCTGCTTGTGCTTCTCTATCTTTTAATAAATATGCTGCAGGTGTTGTCACTGCACTGGTTGCTGCACCAAGTGCTGTCGCTCCTGGCTGAGATGCTTGCTTGCCTAATTCAGAAAAATATAAAAGACTCAGTAAAGCTGGATCCATAGGTTTTCTTGAAGGTGTTAAAGCAGTTGCCAGCAAAGATGCTTGCTGTAAATTTGATGGAAGATCTTTTAATGCACCTGCATTTAGATTAGACATATTTGTATTTGATGTTCCGAGGACTGGTGCCATTATGGTCTCCTACTCATAGCATATAAACTTCCACCAGTTCCAAGAGCACCTATCGTCTGCCCATATATACTTGGTTGTTGCATATATTGTTGTCCTTCTTCTAAAGAGATTGTTCTTTGATCGTATGGAACACCTTGTAATGCACCAAGTGCAAAATTTAACATTTGGAAAGGTCTTTCTCTCTGCTCAACATAATCTGCATATCCTAAATCAAGTGCTGCTTGGTCTAATCTTCTTTGTGCTTCACCAGCAGTTATAAGACCAAGTGCTTGTTGTTCATCTAAAGCCTGAGTCAATGGTGCGAGATCTGCTTGTGCTTGTGCTGCCCTTATTCTAGATGCTTCATCTGTTTCATAGCCAACTCTCAATGCATCTTCTGCAGCAAATCTTGCAGCCCTGTCAGAATCAAATCTGCCTGCACCGAACTCAAGTGCTTCTCTGCCTGCTTGCCTTCTTACATCTGCACCTGCTCTTGATATCTCTGCATCTGTTAATGCTTCTCTTACACCTAACCTTGAGCCACCAAAAGCACCTGCACGGACAGCATCTGCTCTATTACCAACCTGTCTATTTTGTCTGTCTCTTTCTAATTGTTCAAGTGCTGGATCGACTGCTGTTTGAAAAACATCTTGATATCTCGATGCCATCTCTGAATCAAAACTTGGACCAAGTAATTCTTCTCTTGTTGCAGCATCATATCCTTGACCAAGAGTATCAGTTATCTCTGCAGCTTTGTCTAAAAATGGTTGTGTTCGATCTCGACTACCTCTTAAAATATCCATCCCTGCTCTTTCATCCTCAGTCAATCTTATCGGATTCCCTTGATCGTCTGTTCCATATTCTGCAATCCTTGCAGCAGGAAATGGTGCTGGTTCAGATTTTGCTAATTCTGATGCTTGCTCAAATATTTGTTTTCCTGCAGCAGAAACCCATTCAGGAATCTGCGTGCCTTGAACAACCTTTGATGAGTCTGGCAAAGCTATTGGTTGATTTGTGCAAAGTGAACCCATTTATCCCTCTATATATATAGAACCGACCCTCGAGAAACCTTGCCTTTCATAAAATTTATCTTTACGAACGACATCTCCTGAGAAAACATGTCCTAATCTTAGTTGTAGTTTAACTTCTTTAACAATTTTTACAAAGTGATTTAATAATTTTTTAGCAACATCACTTTTTCTGTAATCTTTCATAACATAATACCAAAGATCTCCAATGTAGTCTTCATCAGACCACCAATCTTTGTTTTTCTGGCCAGATATTGAACCTATTACTTTTTCACCATCCACAGCGACAAGTATTATTCCTGTGTGTAACAATTCATTTATCTTGTGAACAAGTTTTCCAGTGTTTATTTTTGGAATATCAATCACAGTTTCCTCATGCATCATTTGTAACAGAAATATTATTCCTGATATATCGCCAACATTGGCTCTTCTTATCATCATTACATTGCACCTAAAGCACCCATTTCTTTTGGCATGTCATCTTCCATCTTTTCTTCTGGCATATCTTCACCAGCACCTTCTTTCTGAACAGCATTTATTAGCATTTCAAGTTCTGGTAACAACTTCATTAAAACTTTTGCCACTTGAGGTGTAATCGCAGAATCCAGCATTGCCAACTCTTCTTTTGTCATTTCAGCAAGTCTCGACATTAAAACTATCTGAATAGACTCAGATGGATTTTTTAAATTCTCTTTTGCTTCCTCTGGGACATTTATTCCCATTTCTTCTAAAGCCATTTATATCTCCTTTTTTTTATATAAAACAGACCAATCTGTTGTTTTGCAAAATAAACCTATCACATAACAAGTTGGCTCTAATATTTTACGATATATTTTTCCAAGATAATCTGGTTTATTTCTTTTTTTATAAATATAAGCAATTTCATTAGCACGATGACCAGCAACATGTTTCCAGAATTTAACAAATCTTCCTTTTCTCATTTGTTTTACCATCCAGACTGCCCAGCAGTGATAACCATTTACATGAGTTGGTGTTAAATAATCTCTGGTAAATTTATAATCTAAGACAACTTGTTGTCTTGTCATTAAATTTTGTCTTGATAATTCATTGCAAATAACTCTTCCTCCAACTGAAGCACCTATTGTGCCACCTATAACACCACCAAATCCTGGAAGCAAGGCATTACCTATATATGTGCCAACAGTTGCACCAACTGCTTTTTTTGCAGATTTTTCAGGATCTTTACCTTTTGTAAATAATAAGTCTGTAAAGAATACACCAGCACCAGCACCGACAGCACCACCAACATTTCCTTCGCCACCTTTTAATCTATCACCAACTCTCTCAAAATATCCTGGAGGTTCTGCTTTATTAGACCCTGCAAAATCACTGTAGTCAATAGTATTAGATCTACTAGCAGTTAATTTTCCACCAGCAGTTTCATTTCTATACGCATATTGAGGATTGTCAGCAGTTCCTATATTTTCTCTATTATTTACATTAACTTCTTTAGTAGCAGTGTCAGTGCCAGTGCCTACAACTTGCTTGCCTTTAACAACTCTGTTCAACCTGTTAAAATCATCTACTCTGCCTGCTGCTTTTGCTGCATCTAGTGTGGCTAGTTCTGGATCGTAAAATAATTTTTGATTTTTTATAACATTAAATTGCTTATCAGAAATATTAAAATTTTTAGTTATAGTCTCTGATGGCAGTTCACCAAAGCCAAGACCTGTCTTTGCTCCTGCAAAAACTTTTTCAGAAAACTTTGCTCCTGTATCTGCTAAATAAGGATCTGTAAATGCTTTGCCAATGCCTGATGTTGCACCTATAACAGCAGATTGTGTTATGTCTCGAGCAACCTCTTTGGCTATTTCTCCTGGAGTTTTAAATCCTGGAGGAATCTCTCCTGCATTATATAGATCTTCATATTCTTTAAAAAGCTGACCTTCTGTTGCAGGATCGTATGTTTTTTCTCCTGTTTGTATTTTAGAGATCCACTGGAAAACTGGCATTTGAGAAGAACCATACAAATTTTGCAACTGCTGTTGAGAAAGTGCTGGTTGATTAGTTTGTGTTTGATAAACAGGAAAACGATAAATGCCATCCCCACCAATATCACTTATGTTTGTTAATGCTCCTAATTCGTCAACAGCCATTTATGTTACCTCTAAAAAACTTACAACAACATGCAATCTGTCTGAATTTGCTGCTTGTACTTTTAATATCTCACTTTCCTGTATTATAACTGGTTGTGTCAATAATTCAACAGTATTGTTCGCTGTAATAGATTTGGTCTTAAACAATGAAAAAACGTCTGAACCAGACGTCAAGGTTATATCTATCGTTGAGCCACTACCACTATCATCATTCACCAATATACTTTTAACTATTGTTTGAGTCGCAGTTGGGCAAGTATAAACAGTTGTGCTGTTAGTTGTTGTTAAATCTGCTTTTGCATTTTTGTAATTATTAGGCAAAGAAAAATCCTTTTGCTGATGCTTCATCTTCTGCTTTAGAATTAGAAGTCTGAGTCATATTCGTTGTTTCTATATCGATCTGTTCAAGTGCTGCAATCAGTGCTTGATTAAAAAGTAACATTTCAGTGAATTTATTAAAAAAAGCCAACTCAGATGCAGGCAATGATGCTATTAATGTTGGTGCTGTTGGCAATCTTATTGTGCTCATCTTGAACTATCCTCTCTTGCATTGACTCTAAAATCTCCCAAAGACCAATCATCAGCAATTCCAGTACTTGAATATTTAATTGCTATCTGTCTGCCTTTTGCTCTGGTGCTAACTTTTCTTGTTGATGATGTAACTGTAAATGGACCTTTTGTAATCTCTGTGGCTTGTGGATATTTCCTTGATTTTAATTCAACAAATAAATTAGTTTCAGAAGTCATGGATGTGTCTGGCACAATTTTATCAATCATAAATAATTTACTTCCTGTTTCATCTATTTCTACTTCTGATGTTTCGATGTGACAATTCATAGCTGAACCATCATCACTTGTTCCTGTTTCATGATTATAAAGTTTAGCATCTTTATCAAAAGCAAATGGCACTGTTCTAAACCCAGTTGCATCAGACCAAACATTCCTTTGAAGAGAACCAATAGTCCAAACATTTTCAGAATAATTAAATGTTACATAGCTGTCTGGCTCTGGATTAGTTGCTTCTTCATTTGCTGTGCTTACATAAAACCATGTAACTTCATTAAATTTTTTATTGTGCCCAACGTGAATTTTATCTTGATATCTTAATTGCATTCTATCAAATACAAAATGTTGAACAGAACAAGGAAGTTCTTGAATATTACCATTATAAACAAAGAAATTACTTTTACCAATCCAATAAATAGTTCCATCAACACTGATAGTTCCATTAATAGCAACAGCACCACAATTAACACCTAATAATCTAAATGAAAATGTAAATGGTGGTCCAGTAAAAGTCATTGCATATGCTGCCTCATCTGTTTGTATAAAAGTTTCATTTTTAGTTGGTGTGATGGCGATAATTTTATTGCCAACTTCTAACCTTTGGTCACCTGCAGTATTCGATGCTGTCACTGTAAAATTAGTAAAATCTTCTTGATCTGAAAATCTAACTAACATTGGATCGAAAACACCATCAGAAAGATTGTTTGTTCCAGCAACAACTAAGTGTCTGTCTGGGAAAGATATACTCAACATTCTATTTTGTGTTGGGACACCAGATGCACCTCCAAGACTTGAAACGAGGACTGCTCTCTGATTTTCACCACCAGATGTATCCCAATAATATATTTGACCTAACCTATTGTTAGCTAATAAATCATCTCCCCAGATCTGTAAAGACCATTGTGTTGCTTCAAGAGAAACGTCTGATGTAGATGTTGTTCTCGCAGTTCCCCAAGTGCTATCTCCCCAAGCACCTGTTCCCCAACCAAGTGCTGGATCTGAACTTTCTATCCCTACACTTTCAGCATTTCCTATTAAATATTTTATATTCATTGTGCCACCACCAGATGCAACTGTGCTTGATGCAGTATCTGGGGATACAAAAGAATAGCTATTATCAGTGATTTTTGTTATCTCATAACCTTCAATTCGATTTAATGTGTCAGCAGATATACCACCTATTGCTGAAGCACTATCTAAAACAACATAATCACCTGTAACAGCACCATGAGATGTATCTGTTACTGTAACTGTTGTTGAACCACTTGTTGTCGCAAGTGGATTAGATAATGATGATGATGTTTTTCTGAGTGGTGTTATATCATACAAAACATCTGCTTTTAGAATATATAAATGTGATGAAGTGCCCAAAGCAATTCTATCTGCACCATCATTTGTGCTTCTCCAGAAAAGTATTTTTTTTGGTTTTCCTTGAGCTGTGGTCGTTGTTCCTGTTGCTGTTGTTCTAAAATAGTCTTCTTGTTGCCAGCCACCTATTTTCTCTGGATATCCATTTACAAACCTTACAAGATTTCCATCTACATAAAATGGTCCATTTTTCCCTGCAGCATATTCTGTTATGTCTTTTACAATACCTGATTTAAATTTTAATAATCTTAATGTCAACTTGAAACATTCCTCATTCTTTCACAAAGTCTTTCTGCTCTATTTGTAACTTGTTTATACCATCTTGAGTCTTTCATTTGAACTGATGCTTCTTGCCAATCACGACTATCAACTGCTTGTTTCATTTTGTGAAACCTAGACAATCTTGGTCTGCCCATATTAAACATCATGTTAGCTATAATGTGTTGAACTTCCTCTGGCAAATCATCAAAGTCATCGTAAATAAGTTTACACTCATCAACAGTTATTTTTAAATCTTCTTCAAATAACTCATTCACTCTTTCCTCTGGTATCTCAGCACCAATAGGAAGTCCATGCTCTGGATCTGTATCTTTTATTAAATGACCTATACCACAAGTTGGCAGTCCTAAATGGTCAAGATAAATTTCATATTTTACACCTTCATCTATTTTAAGATCTTCTCTTAATTTATCTATATTCATTTTTTCAACCTATCATTATCAATAACACCACAAATAGGACATTTGTAAACACCTTTTATTTCTGTCTCATTCATGTTAACTTTGCATCTTTCACACATCATTTTGTTATTCCTTTAAATTTTTCGAATGTCCTTAAACCACCAAGACCTAGCATGCCCATGAGAACAGTCAATAAAGATTCCATATCAAATGTTGGTAACTTTGGCAATTCAACACCAAAATATGCTGAGAAAAACATTATAAATGGTGCTATAACAAAATGCCAAGCCAATGCAACACCACAAGTCCATCCAACAAAAGGTCTCCAGCCAGCAACAAATATACTTCTGTGCTGTGCTTCTGTTTTATTTATTTCTAATTGACCTTTGGCAAGTTCCTGTGCATGTTTTTCTGCCATGGTTGCAATTTCATGTGCCAACTTATTTTTAACATCTTTATCTTCAATAAATTTGCCAAGCAATTTTGTTGCTGGTCCAATAAGTGCTTGTAACATCAATATAACCTCATATTTTCATTAACTTTAACTAATTTACAATAACAATTATAGTTTTTTATTTCTTCTCCAATTTTAATTGTTTGATTATCTAAAAATTTTTTAAAATAATCACAACTATTAACACTCGCAAAATGAAGCATTCCTGCAGGATTCCCTGCTAAATAACATAATAATACGAATGCAGGTTTCACTTTCCATTCCTACTCATCCAAGCTGTTGTTCCCATATAAGCACCAACGATACCAGCACCAGAGATGTAAAATAAATTGCTAATATCAGACAGTGCATTAACTCTCTCAATAGGAACAAAAAACATTGCGATTGTAAAAGCACCCATAGAAATTAAAGTATATCTCGCCATCCTTAATTGTGCTAAATTTTTTCTTAACTGAGTTTCAGTTTGTTTTATTTCTTTGACATGACTTAATTCCTCATCAGAAACTATGCCATCACCATCCTCATCATACTCAGCATATACAGATTCTTTTTGCAATCTCTTTTGAGTCATTATTAGATCTCATCTGGCCAATCATTCATTGGTGCATTTTCACCTACTTTTTCAGGTTCAAATAATTTAATAAAATCTGCAAGACTACTACAATTATTAATAGCTGTTTCAATAGACGCACATTTTGTCCTGATGGCATCTCTATATGTTGTTATATCAGAAGATATTGCAGTTGATTTTTCTGCATTTCTTACAATCATCCAATCATGTTTAGATAATTTTTCTTGTGCTGTTCTTTTTGTTTGAGTTATCCAAATAGATTTCAAACCTAATGTTATGACTTGATTTCCATTTGGGTCTAAAACAGCTTTTCCATCTTCATCAACTTCTTTTATATCTGTAAGACTGCGTTCTATTAGAGAACCATCTGTTTTTCTCCCCCAATAAAATCTATTATCAAAAGGTTCTTGAGATGCAGGTGAGTCTTCCCATGTTAATCCTTTTGTTTTTTTATCATCATCTGACCATCTTGACCATGTTGCAGGATGTTGAGTGCCATCATCTGCTACCCATGATTTTCCTATTTTAATTTCTTTACCATTATGTTTCCAAGGCATATTATCTCCTATCTTGCATTACTAAATTTAAATGGTTGTGCAGCAAAAGCCATGTAAAGGAATGTACCACCACTACTATTATAAACTGCTTCTGTTGTTCGTAATTTAAATCCTTGCGAAAGAAAATCAACATTAATAGCAGGACTTAATCCTGAACCATCTACTTCAGTGCCATTTCCTGGTACATATAAATATATATCTGTTCTATTGAATGTATTTCTTTTGTTATCAAGTAATTGAAAAGAACCAGAATCACTTGTTCTGACTAACATAAGAAATGCAGGACGAAACCCAGTGTACACAAACGTGCCATCTGTTGAGCCATTGCCAACATAAGAACCTATCTTGCTGAATCCCTCAACAGAATGGAAACTATACATAACAAATCCATCTGTGCCCTCATTTACTGTATTATCAGTATTAACTGTTACAACTGCGTTTGTAGGTGCAGTGTTATCAAATGCACCACTATTAGAACCAAATGGTCCACCATTGTTAAAATACAACTGACCAGTAAATCCATTTTGGTCTTGTCCTATAACCCATTGACCATTAGAACTTGTATCTCTATTTTTTATTATTACTAAATTTGGTGCTGAATCTAATCCATGTGTAATAGTGCCTTTTGTATTACTGTTTGCAGTATATGTAACAATAGAAAAGCCTGATGTAGTGTTCACACTCATTTTAGTAGTGCTTATTGTGCCTTGTGTTGGTGTAAAAGCTACACCATCTTTTATAAAATTGCCAGTAACATCATCTGGATCTCCTCCTGCTTTCCAAGTCCAAACGACAAAATTTGTTCCATTATTATTATCTAAACCACCAGAAACTTGTATGCCATTAGTAATTATTTTTGGATGTGTATCATTTGCTTCAGCATCTGTTGTATTAGGATGCATATTTGGAAAGTTTGAACCATTTTTTCTCAACACATCTATTACAGTATGTTGAGTTACTTGATTTCTTCCTTTATTCCAACTCCAATCTGGTGTAAAAGTGTTTGTTGCTATGTCTCTATCACTAGTGCCATCACCAGTATATAAAAATGTATTAAAATGGTCGGTTGATTTTGTGGAACTGTCTGGACCAATAGCAACATCTGGTAAATTAGAAGAACACAATGCTAAAAATCCAGATGGAGGTTCATATTGAAATTCCCCTTTTCCTTTGCTGTCGGTATTTGTTGCAGATGATTCAGTACCTGCAAATGTACTATCTGAACCAAAATTGACGTTCAATGTATTATTAGATGTTTGTCTTACGAAAGATGGTGTTAATCTACCAGTTACACTTGTAAAAGCAGCATTTGTTGTTGTTCCTGCTTCTATTTGTGCTTTAACTGTAGCAGAATTATCACTTGTTCCTTTATTAAACCAACTTCCTTGTTTTCCAAACCATATTGCATCATTGTCACAATCTAAAGCAACCATAACAACATGACCATCAGCAACAGTTCCTCCATAACCACTTGTGTAGTTGCTATTATTGACTAATTGTGCAGCACCACTATTATCATCTGTAACAAGTACCCATTCATATGCGTCAACACCACCATCTTCATTTGCCATAACATAATTATCAGTATCAAATACACCCATCGCAAACCTATTTGAACTGCTTTGCCTTACTTCCCAATACCATTTACCACTATTAACAGCAAAAGTTGCAGGTGTCCTCCCACTATTAGTACCACTTGTGATTACTGCTTTTAAATTACCTTCTGTTATTACAGAAGCAGTTTGTTTCCCTCCACCATTTAAAACACAAAAACTATTTTCAGGACTATCTAACACAAAATCATTAGCAGTAATGTTTGTTGTTTTTGTTAAATGATTGCCAGAACCAGATGCATCTGCGATTGTATTATTAGGTTGGTCTGTGCCTGAGCCATATGGGTCTGTTCTTGAACTTCCTGATACATTTAAATCAGACTCATTAAAATCTAATCTAAATCCACCAGTGCCGAAATGAGTATTGCCATCTTCATAAAATTCTATCTGACCAACATGTACAGATTCAGATGTATTTGGTGTTAT